AGAGCGCTGGACGTGCTCCGTCAAATAACATTTGACTCTTAATTTCATTTATATTAAAGGCCATGAGGTTCTCCTTGGTTACTTAGTTTATTTATTAAAATTTACCAACAACTTCAGAGAATTCAACACCAGTTCTTACTGCAATGAAGTTCAACTGGATGAAGTTGATGCTTCTAGCAGGCTTGATGTATATATCCCCTATAAACTCATTGCGATCAATAACTTCAGGAGTATTATTTGTCTCATCGCATACGACCCTAAAGTCGTATATGCCTCGACGTCCCTGTACATCTCTTAGGAATGGTTCTACTAGGCTTCTAAACTGTGCTCTGGTAAATTCATCATTGAATTCGAATAGAGTGAATTTAGCAGCGGTTGCGATTGCCTTCTCTAAGACTATAAAGAGTCTACGAACGTTGATGCGATCGAAAGCACTTGGCTTGCCTAGAATGGTTTTATCACCAAACAAAACTGTACCTTGGCCTGGGAATACACATACTGGATTAATATCGTTCTTGTAGAGAATGTCTCTATCTGCCTTAAATGGGTTGTAGGCAAGTTTAATGATATTCTTGATCTGACCACGATTAAAACCTGCGAACGACCACCATGGATCTCTTAGGTTATCTGTACGAACAGCTAGACCTGCAACGTCACCGTTGAGGGGAACGTAACGATATAGGTCGTTGTACTTGTCGTACTGATACTTATATCCAGAATCAAGCATTGCGTAGGATGTGGATGATAGAGAATTTCTAAACTGAACTATATCATCGGCTTCATCTTTTCCTATATTGTTTACAACGTCACCTTTATCTGGCGAGACGAAAACAACACAATCTTTACGATACTCAGCGATGTTATCGATCAAGTAGTTAGCTAGCTGTCCACCATATGTACCACCTCTGGCTTTTCCTTGTAGAATCAACGATACGTCAATGTTTTCGGTTGATCTGTATAGGTCATATGCCTTGGTTAGAACATTAATTGGAACTGCATTCTCTGTGGCTCCATCTTGACCACCACCAAACGAAGCGGTTAGAGGAACTTCGTTACTAGAAGAAGAAATCAACAAGGCTGTGTTTGATCCAGCATTAGATCTATCTTTTGCCCACCAAATATAGTTTGATTGATTGTTGATTACATCTTTATAGTAGAGCGTAGAACCGTCTTCTGTTTTAGCGTCTCTAGCACGTGATAGACCTTCAAACACCTCTAGGATTGTTCCAGGACCACCGGTGAACTGTCCATCTTCGTCGGCGACAATGATATGCAACTCGTCGTTTGCATTTGTGTTACCGAATAGACGAACGTGATCACTCTGACCAGGAGGACGATCTACGTTGTTGTAGAATTCCCAATATCTCTGGATGGTGTTGCTGTAGAAGTTCAATGGTAGATTGTAATTAGAAGCTAGTTCAATCGTGAATCTAGTGTTACCTGCATTGTAGACGGCATTAGCTGCTAGGCCAGTGATACGTAGATCTTGGAAACCTATTTCGGTGTTACCAGTCTGGATAATATCGCCTATGGTGAAGTTATCATTGATATACTGGACTAGGGTTGCAGCAGCGCCAGCATCTGTTTCTGTATCATAGAGCTGAGGAGCACTGTTTCCGATAAACACAGTAGCTTGATTAGAACCAACTACGAAGTTGATACCGGCATTTGAGATATAGACTGAATTGTTTACGCCAAATTCAGTATTACCAACAAACATATCTACAACTGATTCAAACGCAGTAGCAGAATCACAGACAGAGATTTTTAGTGAATTGCCCATTGCGCCTGGACATTTGGCTATATAGTCTACTTCTCCATCGGTTGGGAATTCATCATACTTCTTTTCATAGTCATCTTCATTCTTTATGACGTAAAGGGCTATGTTGTCGGTGTCAGATAGAGGAATACTGTTTGCTACAGCATTGAATACAGAATTCTCGTTTGTAAACGAAAGGGTTGTTTCTACAGAGGACGTTAAATTCTTACTTACAACAATTGTGCTGTTTGAAAAACTTACTACGGTTGTGCCGTCAACAACACCCTTTCCGTAAACTAGATTGCCGGCACTTACACCAGAAGCGGTTCCGTTTGCGGTGATTATGGTGTTTCCGTTGGTTGTAACGGTAAGTGTATTTGAGAACCCTGTAGTGTTGGCTGCACGGGATACATAAAGTTTATTGCCATACGCTAAAAAGTTAGCGGCAGTGAAAAAAGTTTCTGGATTATGATTTGTTGGTTTTCCGAATCTTGCAGCTAGCTTATCTTCTGAATCTACTAGAACTGCTTTTTCTAGAGGACCCCAACGAAACACTCCAGCAATTGCGCCTTCAGTTGTGGAAACTGCTGGGACAATCGTAGTTAAGTCAATTTCAGTAACATTAACTCCGGGACTTACTTGAAATGGCATCTTCTATCTCCCTTTAGCAAAAAGATGGTTAATCTATGTTTAGACTATTTATAATTTTTAGTTTTTAATCTAACCCCAACAACACTCTGTCAAATTCAGATGTTTCTATTATTTCTGGGGGAGGGGCGCCATCATCTACAATGCCAAACGGTAATAAATCTTCCTCTATCTGCTTCAATTTCGCTTCATAAAGAGCCTTTCGTAGATCAACAGTATTTATTTCTTTGAAGTATCTGGTGGTTATTAACCAAGCAAAAAGCACAAGGGTCATGACAAGGTCATCATGGTACCCCTCATCAGCCTCATAGCTTCCTCTTTTTTCAATAAAGGTGGACAGCTCTGATATTATATCCGCATCGCTGATTAATAATTTTCCATTTTCAATAATTGTTTTTAAATTATGACAACCTATTCTTTTGACTTTCTTGTCCATGACTACACCTGGTTTCATTTGCTTTTTGAAACCTGCAGATATAGTCTGCATTCCTTTTTCTTTCATTGTCCAAACAACGTTATCATATTCCAGTTCATAGTGAAGAATATGTGCCACCTGTTCGTTTACATTTAATTCTACCAATACGTAGGCGTCGTTATACTTGCTACACATCTCCACTATTATATTAGGAAGCATCAATGGAGCCACTTCATGGTTTTTATATTTTGCAACTATCCTATATGGAATATTCGTGATGTCTATGATACAAAAGGCCGAAGCATCACCGCCTACTCCTTTGGCTGTATCCACAGTTGCTACGTAGATATGATCGGGATGTGGTTCTTCAAATATATCTAAACCTTCATGGTTGCTGAAGATAGGATTCACAATCGACATCTTGGATATGGCTTCTCCACTGATCAGGGTGGAAGAAGATCCTAGGAAATTGCAGAGAACCTCTTGGTTGAATTTAAGTTCGCCTAGTTGTCGTCTTTGTTCCTCTAACCAGTTCTCATCTCTTCCAGGAATCTCATGGTATGGTATAAACAATGGAATGAAATCGTTATTTCCATTTGTTGCATCATTCCAAAACTTCCAAAAATGATTATAACCATATGGAGTAGATGTTATGATGATTTTTGTGGTTTGACCTGCTGAAACCACAGGATACACTGAGGTGAAAAACTGATCAGCTACGTTGTTTGGAATAATAGCTGCTTCGTCGATGTACAGCAGGTTTACCGACTGAGAACGAATACCTGCTGCAGTCGTTGCAGCAGTAAATATTCTTGAATTGTTTTCTAGTTCAACGTCACCTTTATTCCAGTTAGTTATACCTTGCTGCATCCATTTCGGTAAATTTTCATACATCATCTGGTATCTTGACAATATTCCTCTAGCGGTCGAGGATTTATTGGCAAGAATAGCAACATTTTTGTGTGACTGGAATAATGTATACCATAGAATGTAGGCTACAGATGTGGTCGTCTTTCCTTGTTGACGACCTTCCATGATGATAACCTTACGGTTTTCATTGATTGTTTTTATTTTTCTTTTCTGGCAATCATAGAGACTAAACTTAACTAGACCATGATCTAGGGTTTCTATATAACAATAATTCATAATAAAATACTCTACATCGTTAGAGCATTTTATGTATTCTTCAATTTGTTCTTTTGTAAAATTAAATTTTACATTTGATTTTTTTAGAAGAGGGTTTCCAAGATATTGATCATGACTCATTTATTTTGTATCATTTTAAGAAGTTCGTTAGTAGAAATATACAGATTATTATTTATAGTCTGTGCTTCTACTGGATTCTTATTTTTTTCTATCCTAGTTTTCTTTTCTGCAAGATCTAATAGATCTTTATTTGCATCAGATAAAGACTTTATAAGAGTTGAAACCACTTCATATGATCTAGGATGCTGAGATAGATCTGCCACCTCAAGCATCTTATCTAAAGCAACACTTCCTTTTTCCAATAAATTTCTGGCGCTTAGTCTAGCAAACTCGTAGTCATCCTCGACCTGATTTATAGGATTTGCGTGGATTTCTGGTTCAGCTATATCTAAAGCCTGTGATATAATTTGATCTGATTTCATATGAAGCTCTCAAAATCTATTATGAAGTCATAGTTATCTGTTGGTTTAATTTGATCTCTTGGAACTGAAAGTTCAGCATTTGCCGTAGGAGTTCCATTAGCAGTTAAACCAGGAGTAATGGTTATTCTCTCGGCGACTGGAACAGATGTATTTCCGATGGCTTGGTCTATGGTAATCATGTTTGGCACAATAATATTTGTATTGGCCATGGTGATAAGACCAGTCTTCTTTACTGGTCCAAATAGATACGCCTTCATTACAAAATCTAATGTCCATACAATAGCTCTACGGTTTAAGAAGTCACCTTCATATGTGTCCTGCATATTTAAGTTATTCAATACAACAGGAAGATCAACATTTAGATTTAGCTGAGGAACAAGATTATTTACAGTTAAGGTCCACTCTGGCGTAAAATAAGGAAGTATTTGTTCGATGATTCTAGTTCCATCATCTGCGTTTTTTACCATGATGTATAAAGTAAACCCTATGTCATAGGGAACCTGCATGTATTGATAATATACTTTGGTGCTATCTGGCACCACCTTCATGTTCTTGTTGACCGTATTTAATTTACGTTCTGGGGCATAGCTTATAGAAGAGATCTCGAATGCCATTCTTGGAAGAACCATGGCTGGCCTATTGAACGTAGGATCGTTTTCTAGTCTGGCTAGAAATTTATCCTTTGGACCATATGATAATGGAATCTTAAATGACTGTACTTGTTCTCCAGAACCATTTACGCGATTTATATAGATTTCATTGAATAATGTTCCGAAAATAACTACGTATTTTCTTAGTGTTCCGTGATAAAAGGTAGTAAACATTAGTAGTTGCCCTCGCTGAAGGGATCTA